GGTACCCCCTGTCCGCAGGGTGCAGAATTTGGTTTCTGCACACAACCTTGATGCAATTCACAGTGCATCTCCTCATTTGTTGTTTTGGAAACTTGATTTAAGGTGGGGGGGTTAGTTAGACCACACCCCAAATTGATTTGTTGTTGATACTGCACCTCCAAATCACTGAGTGCAATAGTTGTTTCCGACCCCCACAAAGTGGAATCCCAGAAACGATCCTTCAGATTTTCATATGAAGGTAGGGGATGTGTGATGGTAAAAGCTACTAGATCGTTTTCGAGTATTATTTCATTAATCATCACTAATTTTTCCATAAAAATTTCTTTACCATAGAAAAACCATTCTTCGAGCGCACTCATCAAATTAATGTATGATTGCGCTCGTGGTGATATTGTTTTACTAGCTACACATGCTAGGAGGCGTTTTGTAATGGAAGCCTCTTCCAATGGGGCGACAACACACCCAATATCTTTATCATATCGAAAACCCCTTTTTAAAAAAGAGATTTGATCGATGTTTACAAAGGGTACAGATATGCTATCCTTATCAGCCATAGTGTAAGTTATACCCACTTCAGCCAATACGTTCTGCATAGTGGTGTGATTAAAGAAGAGACAATCTTCTGATACACCAATGATATTGTCATCACCATATGCCATGAATTCTATGTGTTCTTCAAACCCATCAGCTTGTGAGAAGAAGGTGTTATTTCTGTCCCTCATATACAAATTTGTGATTTGATCCATTGAAAGCTTGGGACAAGAATCACCACCTTCCTTGCGCTCCAAAATATCATAAGCATAACGTGCATAAAGACAATTACCGACACCATTGATAATAACAGTAAGGGGATGGCCAGAGGGGTTTGAACCCAAAAACTCAATAATATCGTTGAAAAAATTGGTAGTGGGGAAACTAACATCTTGTATGATAGCCTCAATGACTTGCAACTGATCATCAGTATAACCCGCTATCTTACAAAGATTATAAATCACCCTAAAGGCTTCTTGAATAACCATAGCTAGCATAGTTTTATCAAATAATTTATAATCACCCGCAATCATTCGTTTGCGTCCATGTCGGGTGATCCGGTCGAATAATTCCTTCCATTCTGGACTCTGAGCAACCATCCCCGGAGCATTTTCAAATACATACTTATTATTTTGCATTAATATAACACACGGTAATAAGAATTTCCTCATCATCAAAGACATACTAAAATTAGCGATGCTAAAGACGCGAGTTTTGGAAGCATCGATAT